CCAAAACCCCTCAAATTTGAATAGAAAATTTGGGTAAAATTTAAAATATAATATTTGAAATCAATCGCTCAATAAGTTTTTCAAATTGTTTCCATAACTTATTATTTTTCTTTTCGGATAACTGTTCATTTACAAAAAAACGCATACTCTTAGGATCTCTAGTATTATCACTAAGATAACCTCTATCTGCGGTTGCATATCCTTTTGTATCAATGTATGCATATTTGCCAAATTGTTCTTTACTTCTTTCAGTTGCCATAAACAATTCTTTCTTATTACTTCTTTTTAAAGAATCGAAATTTTTTATATCTTTTTTTAGTATAATTTTTTTACCTACTGCTTCAATAACTAAATCAGCAAAATAGTTTATTCTTGTTTCTACTAACTGTTTTTTTAGTTTAACAAATTCAGGTCCATCAAATGCACTCGCAAATGCTTTGTTTATAAGTGTGGGATCTTGTGCTTTGACTGTATTTTTTTTCTTTAGTGATATGCCATAGAATAATTTTTTATTCTTTGTAACAATAATATCTGCTGAATTGTAATCTTTAAATCCAAAAGCACTTATTTGAAACTTCTCTACTTCTTTAGGCCATTTGTTACCTGTCATGTAGGTGGTAACATTTCCTTCAGTATTCATATAGTTTCTTATTGCTAGAGCAGCAGATACACCTACTGCCATATCTCCAATTGATTTATCACTATTAGGATCAACTAATCTTAAAAATCCATCTCTTATTGAACCTGTAGCAAACTCTACATCTTTACCAATGCCTTTTTTCAACATTGATTTTAGTTGATCAACGGTTTTAATTTTTTTTAAGAATTGTGAATTATACTGTAATGCTACAGCCGTTGTTATTTCTGATGCTTCATATGCCATGCTAATATTTATATACTAGCAATACCGGCTTGTCAAGCGTTAATTAGGAAATGCTTTGCCTTTAAATACTACTGATACATTGTCCTTGTCGCCCTCAACGGATCTTAAAGTATAAGGTATTCTTGCATCAAAGACTATAACACGACCTTGTCTAGGCCAATATGACTTCACAATGTTTACAATTGGGTCGCCATTAATTCCATAAGGTGTATTGATTGCTATTGCTTTCATATCATCTGTCAAATTAGGTGTCCATAAATCTAGTGTACCACCATCTTCTGGTTGCAAGTCTGGTGTTAAATTTACAATAATAGTATATGTGTTTCCTTCTTGAGCAGTAGGATTAACTTTATGAGTGCTTTTATTATACGAATGAATATAAGAATCAACAAGTTCAGCACCAGGATTTACTTGTTCCCAAAGGTCTCTAATCCAATCCCAATCTTCATCTGAGTGAGTATGTTCACTTGTCTTAAATTTTTCTACAGCATTTTCATAATATCTTTTGATATCTTCTTCAGGTATTGTACCATCCGTATGTCGTATGACTTGATGATAGTCGCCACCTGTTAAAGCATCAGCGTTTACTGTAAAAACTTTACCAGTTTTAGTATCTGTAATCTCAAACTTACTAGGGTTCTCTGGGTCACCTATTGATTCAATATCAAATTTATTTTCGTTTACTTCGATACCCGAATCTTTTAAAGAAAATGTATCGCCTTCGGTCACGCTTGTCATATCAACTATGTTCGTCATTTTTTTCTCCTATATTTTACCAAGTGTTAGATGGTCAACGATACCACCTTGTGGTGCCCATACTTTATGTTTATTCTGAAAGTCAACAACTGATTGTGCTTTGTCCTCAAAAATTTCTTCAGCAATAATACTTCCAGTAGGACGCTCAATTACTAACCATCGAACGCCTTTACCTTTGCGTTTGCTCATTTTCTTTTCGTAGTGAAAAGATTTGTCAACTTTCCTTGGCATTATTCTGCCTTTGGTTCTTCAGCAGGCTTATCTTCTTCTATTTCTGCTGACGCAGGAAGATTATCTGTTATGTTTTTTTGATGATGTTGTAATAAAACTTTAGCATTATCAAAGTCCATTTGCAACTCGTTCATTCGTTTTTGTAACATTTGAATTTGTGCAATTGAATTTATAATACCCTGCTCTAATTTAGTTTCATCATATTGTTTACCGTTTATTGTTATAGCCATTTTTTACTCCTTTACTATTTCAATGTTTGTTGCTGATTCCTTACCACGGTGTTCAGCAAGTTCATATTTAATAAGTTGACCTTCGTCAAGTTGTGTTATATTTGCTTTTTCTAATGCTGATATGTGTAAGAATGTATCTTTACTTCCATCATCAGGTTTTATAAAACCATAACCCTTCTTGGGATCAAACCATTTAAGTTTACCTTGTGTCATATGCTCCTTTCTATATTTTAAAGTCCGAAAACTTTCCTTGTTGTTTAAATTTATTATCAGTTGATAATGAGTCCTCTTGACCACTCTCAACTAAATCTGTTTGTGCTGATTGCTCAACATCATAGAATCTCATCTTTGATCTATCAACACCTAGAATAAATTTTCTATTGATCGTTGGATCATTATATCTATTCTTCAATTGTTTGACCATTATCTGATTCTTTTCTTCTAGTTCTTCACTACTAATTAAAGCAAACATAAAGTCTGCTGTTGCAGGAAGACCAAAACTCTCTGAGGTATCTTCTAGACCTACATCACTACTTACGAAACCACCTCTTGTTGTTTGAGTAGCAGAGAATATAGGTACATCAATCTCAACTGCAAGACCTCTTAATTCCTCTGCGATTGATTTAATGTAAGTATAACTATTCACATTCGCACCTGCTTTAAATCTAGCGCTAGAGCATATGTTTAGATAATCTATGAATACGATATCTGGTTTAAAAGATTTCTTCAATGCAAGTTCACTCATTAAAGTTTTGAAGTGTCCTGTGTGAGCAGAAGCAGTTGGATATTCTTTGATAATTAAAGTGCCAGTGGTTTTACTTTGTAATTTATTTATCTTTGTTTCGTACATTGTGTATGGCAGTTCTTCTAGATCACTCATGCCTACATTTAGTAAGTTAGCATCTATTCTCTCAGCGATTCTTTCTTCTGCCATCTCCATAGTAATGTATAGAACATTCTTATTCTGTAATAAAATAGATGAAGCGATATGTGTCATAAACATTGTCTTACCTACACCAGTACCTGCAAGACAAATATTCAAAGTCTTACTTGGTATACCACCTCTTGTAATCTTGTTGAAAAAGTCTAGGTCTAACTCTAATCTTTCCTCTTTCTTCTTATAGAAATCAAATCGTTCTTTTGATTCTTCTAGATAATCATGCCCAACTTTTTGATCAAAGGAAACTGATAATGCATCTGATAGCATTTCAGGTAAATATTCTGGAGTGTGTTCTTTATCTTTGCCATCTATGATTTGTATGCCGCCTAGTATCGCATTATGTATGGCACGATCTTTCCAAAACTTTTCTGTTGTTTCTACTAACCATTCTAAATTTATCTTCTCAGGATTTAGTGTGGAGATAATGTCTGTAATCTTTTTATATTCATCTTCGGTAATACTTTTACTATCATTAATTTCAATAGACAATGCCTCTTTAGTGGGAAGGGCATTAAACTTGGTAATGAATTTATAGATTTCTTTGAATAATAATTTTTCTAGTCTATCAGAAAAATAATCTTCTTTGATAAAAGGTAAGACCTTTCTACTATATTCTTCGTTATGAATGAGATTTCTAAGCGCCGTTCTTTCAATTCTTTCCGTCATCAAGTTCCTTTTTCTCCTTTAAGTGATCATCTAATAATACAACCAATACATCACCGATATGATTTATAAATTCTTGACTATCTGTATTAGCGTCAATCTTATTTTCAATCACAGTATAATCAAATTTCATTGGCAACTTATCGCCAACTTTTTCTGACTCTGGTGCAAATCCTACATTACCATATTTGTAAACAATACTAGCATACGGTCCACTAATCAATTTTATGCCTGTAAAATTCTCGCCTGGTTTTTCTACAAAGACATAATCTTCATTATGTGTAGGATTACTCGTCTGATGTGGTTTCGGGTATTTGTTCTTCAACTATATCTCCATATTTAAATTCTTTATCACAAGCTTTATCTAACTTTTCTAATATTTCACTTGTAAAATATTTTGTTGGATCATTGTTAATAGTTTTACCAAAGGTCTTACTACCATCTGGCAACTCTATTCTTGTGGAAACTTGTTTAAAGATATTATGTTTCAATGCTAAATCTAATAGACCATAGTATCTATCTAAACCTTTGTCATACGTTAACCTAACATCTACTACTTTATTCTCTTTTGTTAATCTGGACTTATAGTTTTTACAATGTATTATATTACCTATGATTTCTGTGCCATCTTTCTCTTTCCTTTTTGAAAGGTAGACGATAGAACTAGCCGCATATTTGAGACCAGATCCACCGCCCATTTCTTTCTGAGGAAACATACTACCGATAACATCATAAGTATGGTTAGTGATCACTAGGGGAACTTTTGCTTTACCTAGTTTTAGTGTTAATACTCTAAAGGCAGCTTTTACAATCTGTGCCCTCGTCATATCTTTAGTTTCTTTTCCTGCTTGTGTATCTTCCATTTCTTTAGTTGTTGATAACATACCTAAGGAATCTAATACAAGCAATATTGGTTTTCTTTCAGAAACATCTTGATCTATGTATTTGTCTAATACTGTTAATGCTTGATGTCTAAATTCTTGAACAGTAGTAACTGGCATGATGACCATACGACTACTATCAATATCTCTTTCTTCTATAATCTCTTTTGTAACTGCTGATTCACTCTCAAAAAATATTACACCACCATCTGGGTTTTGATCTAAAAAGTTTTTACACATACCTAGCACAAAGAAAGTTTTACCTGTTGCACTCTCACCTGCAATAGCAGTTATCTTGTTTGCTGGTAAACCTCTATGAATACTACCACCTAACAATGCGTTAAATATGTAAGAACCTGTATCAATAAAATCTGTTACGTCACCTGACGCACCTTCTGATACTAAACTAGCATACTCGTTACCAGTTTCTTTTATAATATCTTTTAAAAAATCACTCATTTTTTGTTACCTCAACTTTATATTCTACTCTATGTTTTTCATTTTTGAAATTACTAGCATACTCGTTTTCTCTACGTTTACCGCCCTCAATATTATCGGTGTAAATAGAATCTAGTTCCCATTCACCTTTCTTGCCATTGATTGTTCTACGATATACTGTAACTGTCATGCTTTATTATACACTATATATCTATTCTTGTCAAGCAAAAAACTCATCTAAAGTTGCCTTTCTCGAATTTTTAAATAGGTCTGTATCAGGTCCAAAACACCAGACATTTTCTATAAACATTTTATTCATATGTTCATCTAGTTTTTCTTTACTAAAGTTACCATGCTCATCATTGAATACTGCTTTACCTTGTGGGCGCTGCATAATTCTCATACCAATCTGCCCAAGAAATTTATCTTGAAACTTATCAACTAGTTCATCGCCAGAGTAATATCTAACACCATGAACTTTTGGATCCATAATATTCACAAACATATACTTTGATACACTCATAGTTTTTTCTGCAACTGGCAAATAGAAATCATCACGCCATTTATCATACTCATTAAATTTAAACCATGATTGATTTTCTTCTAACTCACCACCCTTATTATATTCTTCGGTTGAGAAGTATGGTGGACTTGTAAATGCACAATCAATCTGTGGTAGTTTATGATATGGCAAATCTTCAGCACCACAATTCCATATCTGAACTTTTTTAGGTTTAGATAAAAGTTTATTATAAGAAGCAATCTGTTCTTGATATCTTTGATATGTATTAGGATTAGGA